GACTTGTAATCAGTAGGTCCCGGGTTCGACTCCTGGTGCCGGCACCATACTTGAAAGCCCCGCAATGCGGGGCTTTCGCGTTTCTGGATGGAGTGTTCTAGCTTTTCACAGCAACGCCTACGTCCACATTGTGTCCACAGTCCTCAGCCGCAGCGCTTCAGGACCGTCATCAGAAGCTCGGTTTCCCGGCCATTCAGGTAAAAGCCGCTGTACCTACTCGCGCCATCTCGCAACGTCACGTAGCACCCGGTTGCCCAGTTGTTAGCCTCTCTTGGTGTGACGATGGTGATGTCATCCGTGTTGATGATGAAGACATTACCTGTGCCCTCTTCCGTAATCTGCGCGAACGCCATGTGCTTCATTCCTTCTCAGTTTCCGCCGTCGCCAGCGGGTTCAGTGTGACCACCTCAGCCAGATGTCCCGGGCTGAAGTGGGCGTATTTCATGGTCATGGCCAGCGAGGCGTGGCCGAGCACGCGCTGCAGCGTGAGGATGTCGCCGCCGTTCATCATGTAATGGCTGGCAAAGGTGTGGCGCAGCACGTGGGTCAGCTGGCCGGCCGGCAGGTCGAGACTTACCGCGTCGACCGCCTCGCCGAAGCGCTTGTAGCAATCGCCAAACGGCAGAGCAGCCTTGATCTTTTTCTGCAGATCCTCAGTGATCGGCACCGCCCGGTTCTTCGAGGACTTCGTCCTGGTGTAGTGGATACGGCAGTCGCGCACCTGGCGAGCGGTCAACCCTTCCGCCTCTGACCACCTGGCGCCGGTGGCCAGGCAGATCCGCGCAACCAGCCCGGCTTTCGGCGAGATCTCGTCCAGGGCGGTGAGCAAAGGCTGGATCTGATCGCGCTCCAGGTACGCCATCTCCGTCTCGTCGAACTTCAGCGCCCGCACCTTCGCCAGCGGGTTATCGCCCACCCACTCCCCAAGCCGCTCGAGCTCGTTGAACACAGCGCGCAGATAGGCCAGTTCGTGGTTCAGAGTATTGGCGCTGACGGGTTTGGCCTTCTCGCCCTTCTTCCGCCCGCTGCCGGCGCTGTCCCGACCGTACTTGCCGTCCAGGCGATCGGCCCGGTACTGCGTGAAATGGGTGGTGGTGAAGTCAGACGCCCGAGGGTTGCCCATGCGGGTGGCCATCGCCTGCAGCGCGCGCTCCCGTTCCTCGCCGCGCTTTAGAGTGCGTCCGTGATTGTTGAACCAGAGCGTGACCAGGTCGGACAGCAGTCGCTCGTCCCGCTTGGGCTTCTTCTCGAACGAACCCCGCGCACCGTCGCCCATGATCCGGTTCTGGTAAACCAGCGCTTCGTTCTTCGTCCTGAATTTTTTGCGAATGCGGGGGCCGTTGCGGCCTTCCGGTCGGCAATCGACTTCGTAGCGCCCGTCCTCGAGCTTCTTGATCGACACTGGATCAGACGGGGCTGACTTGCCCGCACTCCGGCGCAATCTCGTCGCACATCAGCCAGAGCGTGTACTTCTTGAACCGCGGGTGGGTGGTGATCTTCAGCAGCGCGAGGGCGCTGACTTCCTTGCGCAAGCCCAGCTCGTAGTTCTTCAGGCTGCTCAGGCTGATTTCCACCTCTGCAGCCATTTCCCCCTGCGTCATCCGTTCCCGGGTGCGCATCAATTTCAGCTTCTCGCCGAGCTCCATTCTCCCACCCCTTGACATATCCATTTGAATGCTTAAAGTACTCATATGTGTATATATGCAGCACATATGACTAGGAGAGCTTACCAAATGAATATCGTGATCGACACGCCATACACCACAGTTACGGAGCTTGCCCGGCGTACCGGGCAGTCCGAGAGCACGATCAGAAAGGAGATCAAGAACGGTCGCCTCCTCATCCGTGAAAAGACCGAAGGCTCGAAGGAAGCCGTCCTGGTCAACATGATCCACATCGCCATGGAAGCGGCGGAACAGGCCGAGCGAGTCAGAACGGACAACTCCAAATCCAGCTCCCAGCGCTGAGGGGCTAGATATGAAGTTCGAGGAGATCTACCACCGGGATGTGGTCCACGCCCTGGAGAACGACCGGGAGCTGGACTTCCAGGCAATCAACGACACCTACCTGCAGAAGGGTCTGTGCCCGAGCTGCGGCAAGCGCAGGCTGTTCATCAGCCGGAAGAAGCCGTTCCAGCTCAAGTGCAACCGCGACAACGAATGCCAATTCGAGCAGAAGACCCGCGAACGCTACGCCCACCTGTTCGAGAACCTGAGCGAGCGCTTCCCCAAGACGGAGGCCAACCCCAACGCCACCGCCGATGCCTACCTGCAGCGAAACCGCGGCTTCGACACCAGCAAGTTGCAGGGCTGGTACAGCCAAGCGCGCCGGAAGATGGCTGATGGCAGTTGGGCGGACACCGTGCGTTTTCCGCTCTGCGACGGCTACTGGGAACGGATCATCGATGCCTCCGCCGTGGCGAGGAATGAAGGCGACAAGGCCGGCATCAAGGGAAAGATGAGCTACACAAGCCAGGGCTGGGTACCGCCTGGCCAAGTCATCAACAACGGCGACCGCGTCTACATCGTCGAGGGCATCTTCCACGCCATCGCGCTGCACCTGGCCGGCTACAAGGTGATCGCCTCCATCAGCTGCGTGAACTTCCCCTGGGACATCGTCGAGGAGAACCGCGGCAAGCTGATCACCTGGTGCATTGGCCTGGACGACGATCCAGCCGGCCGCAAGTACATCCCCAAGTACCTCAAGCAGCTGAAAGAGCTGAACGAGATCGGCTGGGTTGCTCTGGCTGGCGAGCGCGACTGGGACGATGTCTACCGCGACGGCGAACTGAACGATGCCTTCCTCGAGGAGGCCTGCTACCGCGGCCGGCTGTTCACCGCCAAGTCACCGATGAAGGTCGCCTACCTGCTTTACATGAAGGGCAAGCGCAGCTTCTTCCTGCTCGATTACGAGAACCGTCTGTACTCGGCGCGCATCAACGTGGCCGAGCTGCAGAAAGACCTGGACGGTGACGAGGTCGACAGCCACTACACCGACTTCGCCAAGCACTGCACCGTCGCCCAGGTGGCCAACTGCGTGCCGGAATTCGAGTACATCCAGCGCGACGCCATCACCGGCGATCAGCAGTACTTCTTCCAGTTTCGGTTCCCCAATGCCCAGCAGGACTGCAAGGTGCCGCTTGCCCCGAGCGCAGTGGGTGAGCCGCGCAGCTTCGCCAAGGCCATGCTCGAACGCACCCCGGGCGGCAACTTCGAAGGCGGCGAGCGCGTGCTGGCCATGCTGCGCAGCCGTTGGCTGGAAAACGCCATGACGGTGCGCACCCTCCCCTTCGTAGGCTACGACGAGGAAACCGGCACCTACGTGTTCCAGCAGTTCGGCTACCGGAAGGGTCGCGAGTACCAGGCAAACAAGCATGGTTTCCTGGACGTCGGCCGCAGCGGGCTGAAAACCTCTCTGAACAGCTTCCGCGTGGTGCACGGGCAGGACTTCAAGCCGGACTGGTTCGCCGACTTCCTTGCGGTCAACCACCTCAACGGCGTTGGCGCACTCAGCTGGTGGACCGGTTGCCTGTTCGTCCAGCAGATCCGACAGCGTCAGGGCAGCTGGCCGTTCTTCGAGTTCACCGGCGAGGCCGGAGCGGGCAAGTCCTTCCTGCTGCGTTTTCTCTGGTGCCTGGTGGGCAGGCCCAACCAGGAAGGCGTGAAGCCCAATAGCGAGGGCTCAACCAGCGTCGGCCTGATCCGTGCCTTCTCTCAGGTGAGCAACCTGCCGGTCGTGTTGATCGAGTCTGACACCCAAACCATCGACGCTCAGGGCCGAGTGGTGGTGAACCAGTACAACTGGGAAAAGGTGAAACCGCTGTACGACCACAACGCCACGCTGCGCACGGTCGGCGTGAAGTCCTCGAGCAACGACACCGACAGCCTGATCTTCCGTGGCGCCCTCTGCATGTCGCAGAACGCCAGCGTCGAAGGGCACGAAGCAATCATGACTCGCATCGTCCATATGCACGCCACCAAGGAGCACCACACCCCCCAACTAAAAGCGGTGTCCATCCGGCTGAAAGATCGACCTGTTGAGGAGTTGGCTGGCTACTTGCGCCACTGCCTGGAGAACGAAGCGGCCTGGCTGCAGCGCTACTTCGAAGCCTTTCCCGTCTACGAGAAGCGCCTGCAGGAGAACAGCGCCATCCGCCACCAGCGCATCGTGCATTGCCATGCGCAGATGATGGCCGCGGCACATGCCACCCAGGCGTTCTTTCCAGACTGGAGCGATCGCACCCTGGATCAGCTGCTCAAGCACATCGAGGCCAGGGCCGTGGACCGCCAACAGCGTGTCAGCAAAGAGGACACCATCGCCTCGCGCTTCTGGCAGATCTTCCACTACCTGAACGAGCGCGTGGTGACGGTGCACGAGTCAGGCGAGGCCCCCAAGGAGATCACCCAGGAGACGCTGAACCACAGCGGCGACAAAGGCCTGATCGCCATCAACATCGAGCACTTCCACAACGCCTGCCGGCTCGCAGGCCAGGAGGTAATCCCCGCCGTACAGCTGATGCGCGCCCTGCCACTCAGCACTACCTACCGCTTCCTGGATAACCGCAAGGTGCGCTCTGTGATCGAGAAGCGCTCCCTCAACTGCTGGGTGTTTGCTCGGGGGAACTGGTCATGCTGAGTCGTATGCGTCAGGCGGGCGTGTGTGTGCGTATAGGGGGATATGACTCCCGGCGTGTATTGCCCCGTCTGGTCCGGAACATCCGGAACATTGAAATTATTGAAAAAGAAACTCTTATAGAACAAGGAGTTACCAATAAAAAACCGTTCCACCAGCACCGGAACACGGTGGAACGCGCCGGAACAACCTGTTCCGCCATGTTCCGCAATTGTTCCGCCAAGCCCTTTTCACCGGAACGCCCTGTAGCCCTTGCAGCGCGCGCCCTCCAGCGATTCGCCCGAAAAACCTGTTCCGGCATGTTCCGGCAGCGGGGGAACACCGCAAACAGGGCTGTAGCCCGCGCCCCGTCTAGCCTCCAGCCGTTTGCCTCTGATGCCTGTTCCGGATGTTCCGGTGGGTGGCACCCCGTGACGCGTGCGTGTTGGGTGGCAGCGCCATGACCACGCCAGCCCTTTCCACTGACGAAGCCCTGCTCCGGGACTGCCTGGCGCTCGACATGCTGAGCCGCTGGACGCCTCGCCAGATTCGCGAATGGCTAGCTGACCCGACCTTCCCTGACGAGTACCGCGAAGACATGCGCCGCCGCTTGAACCAACTGAGAGAGGAGTACCGCAACGATGAATAGCCGACACCTGATCCCGATGATCACGGGCGAACAGCTCGCCGCGGCATCAATGGCCGTGGGCTCTCTGCTGCCTGCCGGCACCGACCCCTACTTTGCAGCCTGGAAGAAGGGCGCCGAGCTGATCGGCGGCGAAGCGTTCCCATTTGCCCAAGGCGGCATTAATACCTGGGCTGACGCCCAGCTGGGCGCCCTGCCCGCGCTGCTGAAAACCCTGAACAGCCTCGACCTGCCGCGCCGCGCCTTGCTGCTGACGATGGTCAGCCTGGAGCGCCCGGAGCAGGCGCACTGGATCACCCGAGAGCTGGGCCTGCACTACGGCCACCTGAGCGCCGGCCAGCTGGGCGACGACGTGTTCGCCGCCACCTTCGACCTACTCCGCACCCACCACTGAAAGGAGCAACACCATGACCAACCAAGCACATACCGCCCCCACCAAGCCGATGAGCACGCTGCACGCTGCCCTGCACCGCCTAGAGCGCTGCCACGAAGATGTCGTCGACGCTGAGCAGCGCCTGGCCGCGGCCAAGCGGTCGTTCGACGAACAGGTGGCCCATCTCAATACCGCCTACACCGACGCCTGTAATCGCGCTATCGAGATGGGTGAGAAGAACTTTCCCGCGCAGTTCGCGCTGCGCGGCCTGGCGCTCACCTTTGACGATGAGGGCGGCTGCACCGTCGAGTGTCGCGCGCTCGTCGAGCCGTATGAGCTGCTGAGCTGGGCGCAGAAAGCGGGCGAGGAGTAACCGCCATGCGCCTGACCTACTGCGCCAACGGCGTCTCCGGCCATATCGATCTGCCGATCGCCTGCATCGAGGTGATGACCGCCGAGTCCCTAGCCGAGCTGGCCGCCAGCTGTTACTGGCGTGACCACCACCCGGCGGCGCTGCCAGCTGTGCTGACGCGGGTACACCTGCAGGACCTGGACGGCAAGGAATTGGGAATGTTCGAAGTGCGGCGCGAGCTGCGCCCGATATTCACGGCCAGCGCCCTACCCGGGCGGGGCTGAAAGAAGGGTGTCGAGGAGGTGCAACTCCCCGACACCTACCACCAGCAAAGGAGCAACACCATGCAAGCACAACACCCAAGCGGCAGCGGAGCAAAGGCTACCACAGCACCCCGCCACCTATTGGTGACCGCCACGTCCATCGTCGGCGAGGCGCTGGTCCGCTACCAAGTGCAGAAAACCGCCGAAGCGCGCATCCGCCTGGAAAGCGTGGCCGACATGGCCCACCGGCTCGGCGAACTCACCCCGGCCGACGCCGCGGTGATCACCAAGCTGCTCGCCCAACCCTGCGCCGCGCCCCGTGCCGCTGCGCCTACTTTGAACTGAGGTGACCTATGCAGATCACGAACATCAAGCGCTATACCGTCGGCGAGTCCTGGAAAGACTACAGCGTCACCTTGGAAGTGAACCACGACATCCTGACGGTTGAGCGAGCCGGGGAGATCAACAACTTCTGGAGCGGCGATCGCTACCGCCTGCAGAAAGAGAACGGCGACGTCGTGCGGACCGTGATCCGCCTCGCCGGGCAACGCCTGATCGGACTGATGCTGAACGAAGGCGGAACCAGCTTTACAGAAGCAACCAACAGGCCGTTCGACAACCCGGGCCCGATCTGGACGGAGGACCTGCACAACGAGGAAGGCTGGGGCGGTACCGAGAACGGTCCGTTTGGATGGTGCGGTATCCGCTGCGTCGCAGCAGACGTGGAGGTTCCCGACTACCACGACGTCGAGTTGGCGGAGGTGGCCCATGGTTGATTCGAGCCCCATTACCGCGATGTCAGTTGTTGTTTCTGTCGACCAGCTCCGTGCTATTCATCGTGACTTGGATGCATGCCAAAAGGTCATTTGGCTGGCTGGCGTCCGACCGCGTGGATACGGCTTCGATCCCGCCTACTGCGAGGATGCGCAGGCTCGGTTGCGCGAGATTGAGGCATTGATAGCGACCGCCCCTGCCGTGCAGACCGAGCTGGCAGAGATGCTGCGGGCCTTCACTGCCGATGATGGTCGCGCCGCCTTCGAGAGAATGTGCCGTGAGCAGCACCGAAACATCACCCGAGATGATCGACCCGACCCGCCATTGGCTTGGGGTTACGCCAACAGCCTGACCCATGATCGCTGGTGTGGATGGGCCGCTGCCTGTAAGCGAATCCTCGCCGCCCTGGACGCTCAAGGAGGCCACGATGACCGTTGAAATCCGCACCCGCTTCACCGGCATGACCTACATGGCCACCGTGCGCGGTGAGAAGCAAACGGCGAGCTGCACCATTGATGCTCGCCAAGCTGCCGAGGCGCTGGTCAGGAAGCTGGGCTTGGCGCCAGGCCGGCTCCAGGAACAACCCGACCTGCTCAACCCGCGTGAGCGCACCACCTTCACCCACCCCGGTGATCTGCTCGAGGAGGTGGCCAATGGCTGACGCGGCAGTCCAGGTGCTCGAGGAGGCACCCGAAAAGCTCTGCAAGAAGTGCGACGAGCACTGGCCGGCCGACAGCGAGTTCTTTTACCGGCGGGTCAGCAGCGCGGATGGGCTAAGCGATACCTGCAAGGCCTGCTATGCCGATATGCCCAGCGTGCAAAAGCGCAACCGCAACAAGATCGGCCGGGTGCTCTCGGCGTGGGAACAACTGGACCTGGAGCGCACCGGCAGCAACCCGCCGATGTGCATGTGAGGAGAACGCGATGCTGATCGATGGACAACTGATCGCGGTACCCGAGGCGCAGCAGCGAAAGGCGCGTGAGCAACTGGACCTGCCTTCCGACTTTGACCTGGTGGAAGCCACCCGCGTGCTGCAGCACGAAACCGGCAACGGCGTGGTGCAAATCCCGCTGCCGTCCGGCCTGTTCGTGGTGGCCTTCGAGAACCTAACCGGCCAGCGCCGTTACGGCGTGGTGATGATGGAAGAGGTGCAATAACATAAAAACGTGCTGGCAATAATCGCCAAAAAGAAAGAGCGCTCCGGCGCTCTTTTTTATTGCCCGCATAACATCCGATTGCCTACAGCCCTAGCAAACGCTCAACCGTAGCCAACTCAAACGCTCGTTAAGTAACTACTTAGGTACTTACTTATTGCACCGTGTAGCGCAGGATCAAAAGGACATTTGTGCTTTTGTGCTTTTGTGCTTTTGACTTAATAACGCGTTATAGAAATAACGAAAGCGTCAATTAACGCAATAATGCGTTGGTCAATATCCTCCGAACAGAATCAGGAAAGGTGCGTTAAAGGCACCAATCCTGACAAAGCCCCACCGCACGGGCCTCCTAGCACGGTTTCGGCTGTGTCATCAGCCCTGCTGATAAATATTTTTCGTCGCGACACCAGAATTAGAAAGTGCTTGACGGTTCAAAAATCCGCTACCTAAACTTCGAACCTTGATATCTGCCACCAAGGGAACGGTAGTAATGGAACACAATCTTCACACGGCAATTAACACGCTGCTCGATGAAATGAAGGAAGTAGCCGACATGCTTGCGTACATGGGCACTTCCACAGTAACGAGCGACGAAGCGGTTAATGAAGGGCATCGCAGCTTTGTGCGCTTACTGGAAGTTAAAGTGCGGAACAATATTCAGGCGGTTGCCATGGCTATGCCTCAGCCGGGTACCGCTCCCAGTTGCTCGAACAGTTGACGTTGCTGAGCGCGTGGTAGCTGACGAAGGCGGTCGAACAGCAATTGGTCAACCGCCCCAGCTGCAGGGCGCAGCGCGTGTGAGTAGGTCAGGTTCATCACGAAGGTGTGACCGCACAAGGGGTCAAGACACTGGCAGTAGAGCCTGGCGAAGTTTTCCGAAAGCTCGTCGCGGGATCCGATCCGAGCTTTTCCCCGGCAAGCGTTGCAGTTGATTCGCACCCGTAGCCCCTCCCCCGAGGTATCCATACGAGTACTATTCTGCCACAACATGTAGTGGCTATATCGAATCACTGCACGCTATGGGTAGTCCTCGCCGCCGTTGGGCACTCGGCACCGATGAATGCGCCGCAGTGCCATTCCCGACCCTTTCCAGGCACCGTACTTGTCGATCGCAAGCAGCGCATAGTTGGAGCAGCTCGGCTCGTAGCGACAAGCGCCCCTCAACCGCTGCGGCGCCGCGGCCTGGTAGAGCCGGATCAGCGTCTTGATGACAACCGTGCTCAACGCGGCCGGCGGAAGCTGATCACGTAATAGGTGCTGTTCGAGGCCTTGCGCCCCGCCAGCGCATCGAAACAGCCTGCCTGCACCTGGACGCCCACGCTGTCGATCCGATAGAACTCCCAGCCCTCAGCCGCGTACTGGTTCGCGATGGTTTCGAGGTATACCGCCGCCTCCTGCCCGTTGTGCTTGCTGGCCTTCACCTCGATGCTCGGCGGCACCTGGACCATCTTGTATTCGTACATCGTCTGTCCTTAGAAATTCATGGCGGAATGCCATCAGGAATTCTAAGGGCGCCTGCATATATCGGCAAATATGCACATATGTCGCATTTCAGCCCGCCGCCGGATCGTTCCAGGCCACTCGCCGATCGGCGCGCAGCGTGGCGTTGATCTGAAGGAACAGCATGGCGATCGGGCGGATCTCGTTGTTGGTGAACACGCGGTCGATCTTCTCGATGTCGCCGAAGCCGCTGGAGTTCTCCGGCATGATGCCGGCCAGTGCCGGGTTCATGCGGTGCGCGGCGATCACGTCTGCCCTGGTGATGTTCTTGATTCGCTCGAATTCGTCCTTGGTGGCCACGTCCCCCACCGGGATGATCTGTATGGCCTTTTCGGTGCCGCCCGGGATGTTGACGAACATCGAGCGGAAGTTACCCACCCCTTTGCTGCCCTTGATCTGCTCCTGGAGCTTCTTCTCGTCCTCCTCGGTCAGGTCCGGATCGTTGGTGTAGAAGATGAAGCCCGCGTGGGCGCCGTTGTTGTAGTAGCGGCGGCGGAACAGCGTGGCGCTCTCGTTGAGCAGCAGCGAGTGCATGCCGCCCAGGTAGTCGGGCACGCCATAGACGTTCTGCTCGACGTCGTAATCCATCACGTGCTCCACCTCGTCCTCCTCGAAGTGCAGTTCCTGCCCCTTGGGCAGCAGCATCACGAAGCCCCCGCCGACCTTGCGCCGCATGTTGATCGCCGGCAGGTGCTGCAGCTCGAGCACCTGGCCGATGATGTTGCGCATGCGCTGGAAGTAGGCCTCGCCGAAGACGATGAAATCGAGCGCCGCGCGGCCCATGGTTTGCGCGCTGCAGCCGAACGAGGGCCGGAAGTCACGCAGCAGCAGGTTGCGCTTGAACTTCGGAATGGCGCCGTGGTGGGCGTTGGCGCGCAGCAGCTTGGCCAGCCCGGTGCGCGACACCGGCGGCGTGTATAGGCGGCCGTCGTCGCTGGCGAACACGCCCAGGTACTGGCCCATGTTTTCGGCCAGCACCGATTCGGGCGCGCCGAACGAGAACGCCTTGGGCGCCCGGTTGGTTGCTTGTTGCTGCTGCGGTTTGCGCTTTGCCATGGCTGACCTGTTCGAGTGATGACCAGCGGCTGCGCCGCCGTTTGTTGGTGTTGAGGGGTTCGTTGGCCAGCGCGTGCATGATCGCCCAGGCGATGTCGGCGTGGCCGGTGGCGTCGGTGCGCGAGGCGCTGTAGGTGATCTGGCCGCTGGCGGTGGCGCCGCGCTTGATCGTCAGGAAGGCCGCAGCAATGTCGTTCCAGCCGGCGTCCCACTCGATGCGGCTGCCCTGGACGGTGTCCTGCGCCTTGAGCACCAGGGCATTCTTCGTCTCCAGGCTGTAGTGGATCGGCGTGGCCCGCGGGAAGAAGTCGCGCACCAGATCGAACACGCCGTAGCCCACCCCGGTGATATCGATGCCGATATGCACGACGTTGAAGCGCTCAGTGAGCTTCTTGACCTGGCCGGCCTGGTAGGTGAACGAGTGTCCCCGCCAGCTGTGCTTCTCCAGGATGCGGAACTTGCCGCCGGCCTCCAGCGGCGGCGCGACCACCACGCAGGTGGCGTCGTCGCGTGTGCGGCTGGGGTCGTAGCCGAGCCAGACCGGGCTGTTGCCGAAGGGCCGCGGCGCGTTCGGGTCGGGGTCGTAGTCGGTCCACAGGCTCTGATCGGAGTAGCAGCGCTCGAGGTCGGCCAGGCTGAAGACGCTCTGCGTGCTGTCGATGAATTTGCACATGTAGAGCTGATCGAAGCGGTCTTCGTCGTTCTCCAGGCGCAGGCGATCGATGTCGAACAGGTCGCAGCCGCCGGCCACGGCATCCTCAATGGTGATGATCTTGCGCCACTGGCCGTCCGGGCACAGCGCGCCCTGGTGGATGGCCGCTTCGCTGGGCCACTCCTGCCCGAGCTTCTTGCCGCGTTTGCTGTTGCGGAACTCCTCGCCGGTCCAGAACGGGTAGGCCTGGTGGGTGACGGCGCTGGGCGTGGAAAAGTAGGTTTTCCGCCACTTTTTGTGGGTGGCCATCGCCCCGGCGAGGCTGTTCAGCTTCTCGAAGTCGCGGATCCAGAAGTACTCGTCGATGTAGACGTGCCCGTGGTGGCCCTGGGCGGTGCTGCTGTTGGTGCTGAGAAAGCGCAGCTCGGCCCACGGCTTGCCGTCGCGGCTGAGCACGATGGGGTTGCCGGTGAGCTGGATGCCGAACCACTCGGCGGCGAAGGCGATGATGTAGCTGCGGAAGATCTCCGACTGGGCCCGGCTGGCCGAGAGGAACATCTGGTTGTCGCCGGTCAGGACCGCATCCATGAAGGCTTCGGCGGCGAAGTAGTAGGTCAGGCCCACCTGCCGGCTTTTCAGCACGTTGCGGATGCGGCAGGTCAGCGGGTTCTGTTTGGCGGCGAACAGCTCTTGCTGGTAGCCAAACATGTTGGCCGTGAACTTCTCCAGGAAGTCGACTTCGGTCAGGCCGGTGACGTCGTTCTTCGGCTTCTTCTCCCGCCGTTCACCTTTGCCGCCCCGCCGCTGCTGCCGTTCGCCCTGCTGCGCGTCGCGCCCCTGGCCAAGCTCCGGCGGCGCCTCACCGGCCGGCTGCGATGGCTTGGCGCATTGCTTCAGCAGGCGTTCGCGCACGGTGGTGAGGCGGTCCAGCTCGTCCAGCTCGCCCTTGGCCAGCGTGCCGGGCTTTTCCAGCAGCAGGGTGATGCGCCGGCTGACGGCGGTCAGCGGCTCCTCGTCCGTCAGCATCTCGTCCCAGCCGCCCTTGGCGATCCAGTAGTAGACGATCCGGACGTTGGGCAAGCCGAGTTCGGCCTGTATTTCACGCGGCTTGGCGCGGCGCAGGTACAGACGCTTGGCGGTTTCTTTGATCTCGGTGGAGTAAGGCATGCGCCGCAGTCTATGCGGCAGAAAAGAGGCAAACGCGCAGAGAAATTGCGGGCAATTCCTAGATTTCGCGGTTAGGAACTGGGCGAAAGCAAAGCGTTTGAGGGGCACCTGGGCGGTGCCTATGGTGGCGGCATCTGAACCCCGACAGAGCCGAAAAGTTCATGCCCCGCTCCCTTGTTACCGACTGGAAACGCGTCGCCACCAGCGGCAAAACCGCCGACGGCCGCACGATCGAGGCGCAGGATCTGCGCGACATGGCCGAGGCCTACGACCCGGCGCTGTATACCGCCACGATCTGGTACGAGCACATCCGGTATATCGGCAGCTTCGGCACGGTCACCGAGCTAAAGGCCGAAGACCTGGATGACGGCAAGGTCGCCCTGTTCGCCAAGCTGCAGCCCAACGACCGGCTGCTTGCGCTGAACAAGGAAGCCCAGAAGCTGTTCACCAGCATCGAGATCCAGCCGGAATTTGCCGACACCGGCAAAGCCTATCTTGCCGGCCTGGCCGTCACCGACGAGCCCGCCAGCCTGGGCACCGAGCCCCTGCACTTCTCCCGCCGTGCGGAGAAGGGCAACTACTTCGCCAACCTCGAGCCGCTGGGCGAGCTGAGCGCCGCGCCCGAAACGGACGAAGCCGCCGCCCTTTCCTTCTTCACCCGTCTGTTCAGCGCCCTCGGCAAGGGCGGTCCCGAATCCCCCGCAACCCCCAAAGACGAGAGCACCCCAATGGATCCGAAAACCGTGCAGGCCTTCGCCGCCGCGGTGGACAAGCTCGGCACCGTGGCCACCAGCCTGGAAACGAGCGCTGCCACCTTTGCCGCCAAGCCCACCGAGCCCGAGAAGCCCGCCGTCACCGAGCCGGAAGCCGGCAAGGACGGCGACAAGGCCACCGGTATCACCGCCGAGCAGTTCAACAGCCTGAAAACCTCGCTGGATGACCTGACCGAGAAATTCAACACCGCGCTGAACCAGGGCAAGGGCAAAAACGTGCCCAACACCACTGGCGCGGCCGACGACAAACAAGAGGCCGTGTACTGATATGAGCCTGAGCCAAGCAGCCCGCCTGAAATTCAGCGCCCTCGCCGTTGCGATCGCCACCACCTATGGCGTGGAAACCGTGCGCGAGGAATTCAACGTCACGCCGACCCATGCGCAGACGCTGAACGACAAGATCACCCACAGCTCGGCCTTCCTGTCCCGGATCAACGTGATCCCGGTCAGCGAGATCAAGGGCGAGAAAGTAATGCTGGGTACCAGCGGCACGGTGACCGGCCGTACCGACACCAGCAACGCCGACCGCGTCGCTCGCAACGTGCTGGGCCTGGACGGCCAGGGCTACGAGCTGTTCGAAACCCACAGCGACGTGGCGCTGAAGTACGCCAGCATCGACGCCTGGGCCAAGTTCCCGAACTTCCCGCAGCGCTATTCCGCCGCGGTGCAAACGCAGATCGCGCTCGACCGCATCATGATCGGCTGGAACGGTACCAGCGCCGCCGCGACCACTGACCGCGTAGCCAACCCGCTGCTGCAGGACGTGAACAAGGGCTGGCTGCAGATCGCCCGTGACCAGGCGCCGGAGCAGATCCTGGCTGAAGGCGCGAAGGTCGCCGGCAAAATCCAGATCGGCGCGACCGGCGACTACGCCAACCTCGACGCCCTGGTGCACGACGTGTCCCTGATGATCGACGAGGAGTTCCGCGACGGCGGCGACCTGATCGCCATCGTCGGCCGCGAGCTGCTGGCCCATGACAAGGCCAAGCTGTACGCCGCCCAGGGTGACACCCCGACCGAGAAAGAACGCATCGAGATGGCCCAGGTGATCGCCACCTACGGCGGTCTGCCGACTTTCACCTGCCCGCACTTCCCGAGCCGCGGCGTGGTGGTCACCAGCTGGGACAACCTGTCCATCTACTTCCAGGACACCAGCTGGCGCCGGCACATCCAGGAGAACCCCAAGCGCTCCCAGGTTGAGGATTACAACAGCCGCAACGAGGGCTACGTGATCGAGCAGCTGGGCAAGTTCGCGGCCATCGAGTCCGCCAACGTGGAGTTCGTCTGACATGAGTCTGGCCCTAGCCCATAAGCGCCGCGTGCGCGAACAGGGTGCGGCAGCAGCGGCCACCGGTGCGCGGGCTTACACGCCCGCCACCGCCCTGGCCGGTCCTGCCAACGCCCAGAAGCACCTGGCCCTGATGACCACCGCGATGGACGCGGACCTGGAACGCATCAGTGCCATCAACAGCCGCGAGGTACGTCAGGCACTCAAGCGCGACGAGCTGCTGCCCAAGTACCTGGACTACGTGCAGCGCTACCGCGAGTCGGGCCTGAACCACCCGAACCCGGTGCTGATGCAGGTGCTGGTCTGGCTCTTCGATACGGCGCAGTTCGAAGCCGGCATCGAGCTTGCCGACTTCGCAATTGGGCAGGGCCAACAGCTGCCGGAACGCTTCAAGCGTGACGTGCAGACCTTCGTCGCCGACGAGCTGATCGACTGGGCCGAGGCCGAGCACAAGGCCGGCCGCAGCCCGGAACCCTACGTGTCGCAGCTGCTGCCGCGTGTGGATGGCAACTGGGAAGGCTTCAAGCAGGGCGGCGAGTCCGAACGCCCCGCGTCGTGGGAGCTGTTCGAGCGCATTCCCGCCCGCTACCACAAGTTGCTTGGCGTGCTGGCCATGGACCGCAAGGACTGGGCCCTGGCTGTTGCGCACCTGAATCGTGCCACCGAGCTGTACCCGGAAATTGGCGTGAAAACGCGCCTTGAAGGTGCCGAAAAGGCGCTGCGCAAGCAGCAGACCGAAACCGGTACCGCGTAGCCAGCTACCCCCCCCAGCGGGGCCTGCCCAGGTGTTCCGGTTTTGAGCCAGTACCACCCGACGCAGTCACCCCGCCCTATTCGAGCGGCCAGCAATGAGCTTTTCAGGTAAACCGACCACCCTGGTGGACCAAGCGATAGAGAACGACGGCTTCTGGCCGGACCTCTCCGTCGCCGAGTTCCAGAAGGGCTACCGCCTGCCGGCGGAGTACCTGAGCGAGCTGCTGGCCGAAGGCATCGCCTTCGCCATGGGCGAAGTGAACGTCGACCTAGCCAAACGCAAGGCGGATTGGCAGGTGGCGGGCGTCACCAACGTGGAAAGTGCGGACCCCATGGTGCTGCCGGAGCGCACATTTCACGTAGCGACGTACAAGCGCGCCGTGTACTGCCGCGCCAAGGCATACCTGCTGCAGCAGTTCGCCACGGTGAACCGCCGCGAGTCGGCCGAGAACATCGCCAAGGAATCACCCGCCACCGAAGACCAGTTCCTGGCTTTCAGCCAACAGGCCGTGCGCCTGCTGCAGGGCCGGGGCCGGATTACGGCGGTGCTGCTGTGAACAAGCTCCGCGCCCTGACCACCTTTCTGCTCGAGCGCCGTTTGGTCGCTCCGGAACAGCTCGATAGCTGGGCCGAACAGGTCACGCTCAATCTCACCTGGAAGCCCGACCTGGACGGCCTGCACCTGGGTGACATGCGCTACCGGGCGGTGATTGTGATGGAGCGCTTCGCCGACCACCCGGGCCGGCTGATGGCTCTGCTCGGCAGCTGGCTGGAGAACTGCGACCCAGATCGCGCCGACGACCTGCCGGCGCCGACCTTCGACATCGAGCAGCTGGATAACGACCTGGCCGACGTCGAGCTGACCCTGGAATTCATCGAGCCGCAGTACCTGGCCGAAGCGGATGACGGTGAGATTGAGGCCTTCGGCAAGCGCTGGGCCTTCGTGCCGTTCGATCTGTGGATTGCCGAACACGGGGAGGTGGCCAGTGGCAGCCAGTAACCCGTTCAACCTGGACGTGCGCGGACAGCTCGATGTGGCCTCCCAGCTCGCTCTGCTGGACCTGCCGCCGAAGCTGCGCCGCCGGCTGATGAACCGCACCGCCCTGCGCATTCGTACCGGGTGGCGCAAGCGTGTCCGTGAACAGGCCGACCTCAACGGCAGCGCCTTCGCGCCGCGCGCCCGCAAACGCAAGAAGGGCCAGAAGCCGAAGATGCTGACCGGCCTGGCCACCGGCATTTCCGTGGTGCGTTTGACCGAGGACGCCGCCGAGCTGGGCTGGGGCAAGCGCAAGACCGCAATGATCGCCGGCATCCACAACGCCGGCATGGTGCAGCGCCGCACCGCGGGCCAGATGCGCGCCTTCAGCCGAGTCACCCCGCTGATGGCTACCGCCGAGCAGGCCAAGCGCCTGCGCCGGCTCGGTTTCAAGATCCGCGCCGGCAAGACCAAGCGCGGCGGCCAGCGCTGGCTGCGGCCATCCGCGGACTGGATCGTCCAGAACATCAAATACAGCCAGGCGGGCCTGCTGATTCGCCTGCTCAAGCAAGAGAAACCCGGCCCCACCAGTTGGGAGATCGAGCTGCCCAAGCGCGAGTTCTTCGGCGTGGCCAATCAGCAGGAAGTGAGCGAGCTGATCGCCTACCTGCTCCCGCAAATCCTTAACTCACCCCGCTAGCGAGGCACTGCATGGCACTCGGCAAAGTCAGCGTCAACAATCTCAACCTCGGCCAGGGTGCCGTGACCGAGATCGAGCGCTATTTCCTTTTCATCGGCCCGGCCGCAGCGAATGTCGGCGAGCTGATTCCCCTGAACACCCAGAGCGATCTGGACGCTGCCCTCGGCGTTGCCGATAGCGACCTGAAGCGGCAGATCACTGCGGCGCGCCTGAACGGCGGCGACCGTTGGGCCTGCCTGGCAGCGCCAATCGCTGCAGCCGGCAGCTGGGAAGATGCCCTGGAGTACTCCCAGCAGCAGGGCTTCTCGGTCGAGGCGGTGGTGATCACCTCGCCGGTGACCAGCGGCGCCGAGCTGAGTGCGATGCACGATGCAGCGGTGATGCTGAACAACACCTACGGACGCCGCGCGTTCGTGATGGCTGCCACCGCCGGCTGCGATCCGGATCTGCAGACCTGGAACCAGTACCTGATCGAGCAGCGCGCCATCGTCCAGGACCTGGCGGCGCCGCGCGTGCTGGTGGTACCGCAGCTGCACGGCAACGACCTGGGCGTGCTGGCCGGTCGCCTGGCCAACGCCGCGGTGAGCATCGCCGACAGCCCGATGCGCGTAGCCACTGGCGCCGTGCTCGGCTTGGGCGAAACGCCGGTGGACGTCGACGGCATCCCGCTGCCCTCGGCCATCCGCGCCGAGCTCGACACCGCCCGCTTCAGCGTGTCGCAGACGTATCCCGACTACCCGGGCGTGTTCTGGGGCGACGGCAACATGCTCGACGCGCCGGGCAGCGACTTCCAGGTGGTGGAGTACCTGCGCCTGGCGGACAAGGCCGCGCGCCGCGTGCGCATCCTGCTGATCCAGCGGGTCGCCGACCGCCGCCTGAACAGCACCCCCAATTCCATGGCCGCGGCGACCAGTGCGCTGATGGCGCCGCTGCGCGCCATGTCGCGCTCGGTGCAGTTCGCCGGCCAGGTGTTCCCGGGCGAGATCGAGCCGCCGAAAGACGGCGACATCGTGCTGGTGTGGCAGAGCAAGACCAAGGTCGAGGCCTACCTGAAGCTCAAGCCCTACAACTGCCCGAAAGACCTCACGGCGAACATCGCCCTCGACCTTTCCAACGACGATTCGGAGTAAGCCCGCATGGCACGTATCGGTGGCAAAAACTTCGACGTGAACCTGGGCGACCTGCTGGTTCACGTCGAGAGCTGCACCCTGGACATCACCGACAACACGGCGGTGGCCCAGGACAAGGGCGTGCCCAATGGGCACGTCGATGGCGACGTTTCCGCCGGCGGCGAAATGGAATTCGACACCGCCAACTTCAACCTGCTGATCGAGGCCGCCAAGCGCGCCGGCAGCTTCCGCCAGCTCGATCCGTTCGACTCGGTGTTCTTCGCCAAGGCCGGCGAGGAGGAGCTGCGCGTGGAGGCCTTCGGCTGCAAGTTGAAGGTATCCAGCTTGCTCAACATCGACCCCAAGGGCGGTGAGAAGAGCAAGCACAAGGTGCCTTTTGACGTCACCAGCCCGGACTTCATACGCATCAACGGCGTGCCGTACCTCGCTGCTGAAGAGATCGAGGGCCTGCGCTGATGGCGGACTGGGTCGATCGCGCGGTTGACCGCGAAGAACGGGAGCTGGAACGCGCCTTGGCCGCCCAGCTGGCCCGCTCACCGAACGGCCCGAGCCTGCACCACTGCCAGGACTGCGACGACGAGATCCCAGCTAAGCGCCGCGCGCTGGGCGGGGTGACCCGCTGTACCCCGTGCCAAACCCTTTTCGAGAAGCGAGCCACCCGATGAGCAAGAGCCCCTGGCCGAACTTCAGCTACGCCGAGCTGCGCTGCAAATGCGGCAGCTGCGGTAGCGACGGCACCGAGATGGACCCGGCCTTCATGGAAGCGGTGCAGCAGCTGCGCGAGCTGTACGGCCAACCCCTGGTGGTGAGCAGCGCCTACCGCTGCCGCCAGCACCCGGTGGAGGCCCGAAAGACCAAGCCCGGCGCGCATAGCACCGGCGCGGCACTGGACATCGCCTGCAGCGGTGCGGCGGCGGTTTCTGTGCTGCGCCTGGCCATGACGCTGCCCTTCACCGGCATCGGCATTCAGCAGAAAGGCAGCGGGCGATTCATTCACCTGGACATGGCGCCGGCCGAGCAGCTGCCCCGCCCGATGATCTGGAGCTACTGACCATGAAGTACTCGTTCAAGACCCAGCTGTTGGCCTGCGCGCTCGCCCTGGTCACCACCCTGGCCGTGGCCGCGTGCACCGCGAGCAACCCGGTGGCCACCGCCGCCGGCACGCTGGTGAGTCGCTACTGCGCCGCACCGGAAATCGGCCGCAGCGTGTTGCGCGAGGCGATCGCCACCAGCACGGCGCCGAACCGGATCCGCGTGGAGTGCGCCGCCGATGCCTTTTGAAAGCGACCTGGAGCTGCGCCATGTGCCCGGCGACGCGCTGTGGAAGGTGGTCAAGCCGCTGCAGTACCGCACCGCCGACCAGCGCCGCGTGATCGTGCCGGTGGGCTACCGCACCGATCTGGCCAGCGTGCCGCGCCTGGCCTGGCGCATCGTGCCGCGCGACCACGTGCAGGCCCGCCGGCCTGCTGTGGTGCACGACTTCATCTACACGAACCTGACCCACCGCTTCACCAAGCGCGAGGCGGACAGGATCTTCCACGCCGCCCTCCTCGAGGAAGGCATGAACAAGGCCCTGGCCTGGCTGATGCACGCCGCGGTGCGCATCGGCGGGCGTGGCAACTGGAGCGCCTGATATGGGCCTGCTGGAGAACCTGATGAACCTGCTGCCGGAGCTGCTGCTGACCGCCGTGATCGGCTTCCAGGCACATCTGTTCCGGCAGGTGAGCGAGGCTCGACGCGAGCACCTGGAGCTGCGCGTGGAGATCGCCCAGAACTACCCGAAAACCACCGATTTCGAGCGTGCAATGGACAAGCTGGAAAGCAACCTGCGCGCCCACATCGAAGCCCTTATGAGGACCAGAGCATGACCGCACAACGCCAGATCGTGATCACCATCGGCGCCGCCGACTTCACCTTCAACCTGTCCGCCCAGGACGTGACGAAGTACTTCAACGCGCTGACCCCGAGCAACAAGGTCGCCCCGGGGCACAACCTGCTGACCACCACCGTGCAGCCCGAGCAGAAGGACGCGTTGCGCCCGCTGCTGGCCAACCCGGTGCTGACCATGCAGGTGGCCGGCACGCTGCTCGAGGAGTACAGCCCGGACGTTGAGGTGGCGGTAAAAAAGCCCTGCACCGAGCCGAACGACTGACCGAAGACGGCCTCGGCCAGCTGATGGCCCTGGCTGAACGCTGGCTACCTGGCGCGGCGCCCACCCCCGAGAACATGGGCACCGCCAAGTGGCTGGAGGACGAGTACTGGAGACGCATGGAGATCGCCGTAGCGAACGGCATTGCCCACGCGTTGAATGGTTAGGTGAACGATGGCTACGAACAGCGCTGCCCTGAACTTCATCCTGAAGCTGACCGACCAGGTCAGCGCGCCGTTGGGCAAGGTGAAGATGGGCTTCAACGAGCTGGCCGAGAAAGGTCAGGACAACATCCGGCAGATGGGCTTCGGCCTGGCCGGCATGGTGGGCGCTGGGCTGGCCATCAACGAATCGCTACAGCCGGCGCTGGAGATGAACCGCGCCCTGGGCGAGGTGAAGTCCCTCGGCGTGGCAGAGGACGCGCTGCAGCGGCTGAACGACAAGGCGCTGGAGTTCTCCGTGGCCTACGGCGCGAACGCCCGCGACTTCGTGGCCTCNGCCTANGACATCCAGTCNGCGATCGCCGGGCTCACCGGCGAGCAGCTNTCCTCGTTCACCAACGCGAGCAACCTGCTGGCCAAGGCNACCAAGGCCGACGCCGGCACGATCACCAGCTACGTCGGCACCATGTACGGCATCTTCAAGANCCAGGCCGACGCCATGGGCAAGGCCGANTGGGTGGAGAACCTGACGGGNCAGACGGCGNTNGCCGTGCAGATGTTCAAGACCACCGGCAAGGANATGAGCGACGCCTTCACGTCGATCGGCGCCAGTGCGACGTCCGCCGGCATCGGCCTTTCCGAGCAGGTGGCCATCCTCGGCACGCTGCAGGCGACCATGGGCGGCGCCGAGGCTGGTACCAAGTACAAGGCCTTCCTGTCCGGCGTCGGCGGGGCCCAGGAAAAGCTGGGCCTGTCGTTCACCGACAGCCAGGGCCGGATGCTGCCGATGCTGCAGATCCTGGACAAGCTCAAGGGCAAGTTCGGAGACACGCTGGACGTGGCCGAATCCGACGCGCTGAAGAAGGCGTTCGGCTCCGACGAGGCCGTGGGGCTAATCAAGCTGCTGATGACCGACACCACGGGCCTGGCCAACAGCATGGAGCAGCTGGGCAACGTGCATGGCCTCGAGCAGGCCGAGAAGATGGCCAAAGCCATGGTCGACCCTTGGCAGCAGTTCGGCGCCGCGGTGCAGGCGCTGCGCATTGCCTTCGGCCAGGCCCTGATCCCGATCCTGACCCCGCTGATGGAGCGACTGACCGGCATCGCCGGGACCATGACGCGCTGGGCCGGGCTGTTCCCGAACATTACCCGCCTGATCGGCATCGCCACGCTGGTGGTGTTCGGCCTGGCTGCCGGCATCGGCGCGATCACCTTTGTGGTCGCGCTGGCGAAGACCGCCTGGCTGGGCCTGTCCGCTGTGTGGACGATCGCCACCGCTGCAGCCTGGCTGTTCAACGCTGCGCTGTGGGCCAACCCGATCACCTGGGTGGTCGTGGGCCTCATCGCCCTGGGCGTGGCGATCGGNGCCGCGATCATNTACTGGGACGAGATCACCGCGGCGATCATGAATACCGCTGCNTTCCAGTGGGTNTCGGCGCAGCTCNCCGCCCTTTCCGATTGGTTCGCNTCCATGGGCGGCTGGAGCGGCATGGCCAAGGCNGCNTGGGACGGCATCCTGGCGATCTTNTACGGGGCCATCAACGGCCTGATCGCCATGCTGAACAAGATNCCNGGCGTCGAGATCGATGCCCAGTTCGGCGCCATGCCGGAGCTGCCGGGCGCCAACGCGGTGATGACCGCGACCGAGCAGGCCGACCGGGCGCAGAAAGCCCAGGCCACGATCAACAACGCCATCCCGAGCCTTTCCCCACAGCGCGCCACCGCGGTGCCGCCGGGCGGGTTGCTGACGAGCATCCAGAACACCAGCAACCAGGACAAGGGCACCCGGGTTGAAAAGGTCGAGATCCACACCGGCAAGGCAATGAGCCCGCTCGAGCTGGAAAACATGATGAGCATGGCGGTGGGCGGATGAGCGAATACATCGACCTGCTGATCGCCGACAACGACCTGGTGCTGGACCTGTCCCGCCAGCCGTTGCTCATCGATGACCGCGCAAGTATCGCCCAGGACATCGCTCACATGATCCGCGATAGCGGCCTGCTGGTGACGCTGGTGGCCGAGCGCGACCGGCTGCGCCAACGCGATTGCATTCAGCAGATGGAGCTGCTGGTGGAAGCCGACGAGCGCCTGGTCCCCGGTACCGCACTGATCACCCAGGTGGAGCCAGGCCAGTACCTGGTGACCGCCAAGACTCTGAAATTCGGCAGCATCGAGGTGGCCCTGTGAGCGACGTAGATTTCAAGCAAGCGCTGATGGATGCAGGCATCCCGACCACCGAGGCGGGGTTGCGACAGGCCTGGGAAAGTGAGGTAACCGCCCAGGGCAGCAAGCTGAGCAACACCAGCGCGTATTCGCCGTTCTGGCGCGTCGTCACCGCCCTGGTGACCAAGCCGGTGCTGTGGCTGCTGGAGTTCGTCAGCGGCACGGTGCTGCCGAATTTTTTCGTGAAGACCGCCACCGGCGCCTGGCTAGACATGCTGGCCTGGGCGGTGAACGTGGAGCGCAAGGGCGCGACCAAAGCACGCGGCGTGCTGCTGTTCACCCGCCTGGAAGCCGGCGGGGCGCTGGAGATTCCCGCCGGCACGGTGGTGCAGTCCGCCTCGATCAACGGGCACGTCTACCAGGTGGTCACCACCGCCCTGGGCAACTTCACCGATGGCCTGATGCAGCTGGAAATCCCGGTGGAAGCGGTGGACGTCGGCAGCGGCTACAACCTTGCGCCGGGCTATTACGCGATTTTGCCGCAGCCGGTACCGGGTATCGCCGCAGTGGTGAACAACGACGGCTGGCTGGCTTCTCCGGGCGCCGATCCGGAGCCTGACAGCGAGCTGCGCCTGCGTGTGCGCAACCAGTTCTCGGCCGTGAACCAGTGGCACACCGACGCGGTGTACCGCGCGATGATCGCGGCCTTCCCGGGCGTGCGGCCCGATGGCGTGTACTTCGAGCACGGCGCGCCACGAGGCCCTGGTAGCGCCAACGCCTACGTGCTGTTCGAAGCCGACGTGCCGGGCGAGGCGTACCTGGAAGAGATCAACGCGCACATCCGCGACGGCGGCAACCATGGCCATGGTGATGACCTGGTGGTGATGGTGATGCCGGAAACCCTGCACGACATCAGCCTGACGATCTGGCCGTGGTCGACACTGACTACCACCCAACGCGAGGCGCTGCGCGAGGACGTGGAGCTATTCGTGCGCTCGGCGTTTCGTGAGAGCACGCCACGTGATTTCCAGCCGACGCTGACCTACCCGCAGTCGCGCTTTTCATTCAGCCGCTTGGGCGAGGAGCTGCATCAGCAGTTCCCAGGTATCGAGACGTTGGATTTCGCCAATGCGGACATCGTGTCCGAGCTGAGCATCCCCCGTATCCAGAGCCTGGAGGTGGTGAATGCGTAAGGGAGGAAAGACGGCGACCGGCGAAAACCAATGGGGAGGGGCGTCCGACCGGCCGGCCGTCACTGGCAATGACCGGTGCAGCGCAGCGAAGTTCCCGGGCGAGGTGCGCCGATGATCAAGCTCGAGCTGCCCTTCTGGCTCGCCGGTACCGAGCTGACCAAGCTGAAGGCCGCGGCTGCGTCCTGGTGGGCAAAGGTCGAGGGCTGGATGCGCTGGCCCCTGCTGCAGATGGACGCTGACACCTGTCACCCGACGATTCTGGACCTGCTGGCCTGGCAGCGGGACATCACCCGCTTCAAGGGCGAGCCGGAGGCGCTGTACCGCCTGCGCGTGAAGTTCGCCTTCATCAACGCGGTGGACGCCGGCAGCGTCGCCGGCATGAAGCGGATCCTGCAGCGCCTGGGCATCGGCTACGTCGAGATCGAGGAACGCCAACCCGACCGTGACTGGGACGTGGTGCTGCTGCAGCTCACCGACGGGCAATTGGCACAGAACCCCGAGCTGCTGCGCGTGCTGATTCAGCAGTACGGGCGCACCTGTCGCCGCTACGACTTTTCCACCATCACGCCAGTGCCGCTTTCGGTAGCCCTGGTCGATTTCAACGACGACCAGCAGACGCTGGTTGCCAAGCTGTAGGAGAGCCCCATGGGTGCCGCCATTACCCTCGCCGGCGAAAGCCTGAAAGCGCAGAAGCAAGCAGCGCTAGAGCCGCTAGACATAGTGCGCTTCATCTTCGCCAATGTGCCCGGGCTGAATCATGCCGCTGCGGTTGACCGCGCCGCAGGCCTACCGCCCGCTCAGCAGATCGTTTACTCCGCCATCATTCCTACCGAGAACAAGGGGTACGTAAACCCCAACCAGGTGGTGTACAGCGTCCAGGTCGGATCGGACGTTGGCGACTGGGATTTCAACTGGATCGGCCTGGAAACGGCCGAGGGCGTGTTGTTTGCCGTCTCATACGTGCCGCTGCAGCAGAAGCGCCGAAACATTCCGCCGTTGCAGCTAGGCAACAACCTCACCCGCAACTTCCTGGTGGTATTCGACGGCGCCCAGGCACTGACTGGCGTGACCATCGACGCCAGCACCTGGCAGCACGACTTCACCGTGCGCCTGGCCGGCATCGATGAGCGCGAGCGCCAGAGCAACCGGGACATCTTCGGCCGCGCGTGCTTCTTCGGCAGCGCCCTGCAGCTGGAGAAAGTGGGCTCGGTGTACCAGCTCAAACCCGGCACCGCCTACGTGGAAGGTGTGCGCCTTCAGCGATCGACCGTAATGCCCGTGGTGCCGCCGGCACTTCCCACCATTGCCTGGCTCGACGTTGCGCTGCAACGGGAGCTGAACGACGTGGTGGCGAGCTGGAGCGTGGTTTGGGGCGCGGGGAAAGTGGATTACGTGGACGCAGCCGGCGTGCAGCACTACTGCGTGGCCATCGCGGATCTGCCGAACAGCAACACGATCACCGACAGCCGCCCGGTGGAGGACATCGCCGGGCCGCTGGTGACGCACTTCGCCGCCCGTGTGGGCGACTACGCCGGCCTGCGCGCCCGGGCGACTACCAAGGATGACGTGGGGCTGGGAAACCTGCCGAACGCTAAGAGTGACGATCCGGAAACGGACAGCAGCCTGGTTCTAGCCACAACCAAAGCCGTCAAGTTCGTACTGTCCAAGATTGTCCAGGCAACAGAAGCAGTAGTAGGCCTAGCGAAGCTGGCGACCCAAGCGCAGGTCAACGCTGGAGTAGATGACTCGACAATCGTCACACCTAAAAAGCTCCGATTCGGCTTCCAGGCGGTTCTCGCAGCGAACGGCTACATCATTTTTCCAACGTGGCTCGGTGGCGTGATTCTGCAATGGGGCGCAATCGGGATTAGCGGCTCAAATACAAACGTGAGCTATCACGTCGCGTATCCGAACGGGTGTGCAGGAGCAGCTATTACCCGCATTTCAAGCCCTTCATCGGCAGTCGAGTACGCTCAGGTTACAACCTACACGCTCACAAACTTCAGCGTGACCGGGTACGTCTCTATTGAAAACAGCAACACGCCCGGCGGCCTAACCATCAGCTGGCTATCGGTTGGCTGGTAAGGAATGAAAATGAAGCGCTTCTACCTCCAAGAATCTGCAACTACCGGTACGTCGTACATTGAGGGCATTCATGACATACCTGAAGGGGCTGTAGAAATCAGCGAAGAACTGTTTTTCGCCGTTATTGCGCACGCTCCGGCAGGCAAGCTTCGAAACCATACAAACGGACTGCCGATCCTCGTCGATCCGCCGCGACCGTCTGTTGCCGAGCTAATTAAGGGAGCGCATACACGACAAACCACAGCTATCAACCGCGCATGCGAAGCCGCCATCACCGCCGAATTCACCTCGGACGCCCTGGGCGCGCCACATTTTTACAGCAGCCAGCTGGACGACCAACTGAACTTGACCGGTGCGGTACTGCGCGGCCTCGACATGCCTTACGCCTGCCGCGACGAGCAGGGCTTGAAGGAATTCCGCCTACACACTGCTGAGCAGCTGCGCCAGGTAGGCGACGATTTCACGCTGTACAAGCTGCAGCTGCTGCAGCGCGCCAACGAGCTGAAACAGCAGCTAGATGCCGCACTTGAAGCTGGCGACCTCGCTGCCCTCGAGGCCATTACCTGGGAGGCGCCGCAGCCGTGACCTGGGCACCGGTGACCATGCGCTGGCCTGAGCAGGCCACCCAGTGGATGACAGAGCTCGACGACGCCAAAAACATGGCCGGCGGCGAGCTGGCCAGCACGGCGCAGCGACTCGCCGGGCTCGACGGGTTGGCCACCACCAATCCAGGACCGGTCGGTGGCGCTGCTGCCGGCGCGATCGCAACCGGTCGGGCGGCGCTGGGTAGCCAACTGGGCGAGGCACCTGCGTGCCTGGCGGTGACGCCCTTCCAGAGCGGCATTGGCCAGGGGCGCGGCAACCAGCGCTTCCTGTCGGCGCCGAACCTGCTGCAGCAGCTCGCCGGCAAGCTGGTTGACCCATCCGACCAGAGCAAGCCCAGCGGGCCGCAGTACGCCCTTTCGCTCCTGTTCCTTTCCACCCGCTTCGACCAGCTGGCCGACACCCTTGCGCGCTTCAATGCGCTGCTGCCGGTACCGGACCTGGTCCGTACCGAGCGCCGTGCCCGGCACCTATCGCGCCTCGAGGCGGAAAAGTGGGAGATGCCCAGCGCCGGCCCGCTGCCCCGTTGGGGCGCCCTGCCCCTGGAGCGCTGCACGGTGACGAAGGCGGCGAAGCAGTCGATCGCCGGCCAGCTGGCGATGCTGGAGAGCTACGCCGCCGACAGCTCACCGATGGCGGAACTCGCCGCGCTGGCCAGCCGCAAGGCCAGCCAGCAGCAGGGTCGCGACCAGCAGCTGGCGGACCTGAAGGCACTGCTGGCCAACGGCAGCGCCGACACCAGCATGCGCGCCCGGCTGGTCGGCCCTGGCGATGCCAGCGAGTTGCGCCGGCAGCTGCTCGAGGGCGATGCCCCCGGCCATGAATGGGTATTGAGCGCGGGCCTGCTGCTGGTGGGCTCGCTAGATGGGCTGAGCTTTGTACGGGAGCTGGTGGGCCTATGACGCTGCTGCTCGATGGTGAAAAGGTGCAGGGCAAGGGGCTGAAGATCACGGCCAACCTGCGCATCGAAAGCGATGACATGTCCGGCCAGACGAGCAACAGCACGTCTGCGCACAAGGGCTTCAAACCGAAGACGCTGACCGTCTCGCTGCTGATCCGCTTCGCCGATCGGGATCAGCTGCGGGTCCTGATGCGCCTGGCCGAGGCGACCGAGGGTGGCGGCCAGCTGAAGACGTACCGCATCGTCAACGACACCGCCACGGCTTTTGGAGTGCGCCAAGTGCAGTTCTCCGATGGCGTCAGCGCGCGCGAGGACGATTCGCTGGCCGCGTGGCGCGTGCAGTTCACCCTGGCGGAAAAACTCTCCAACCCCGAGCGGGTGGAGAAGCGCCGCCAGCCCAACGCCGTCACCAGCCAGTCCGCGCCAGGGCAGGCGGTTGCCGCTACCGGTACCGCCGCCGGCGATGGATCAGCTGCACCAGGGCAGGAACTCACCGGCTTTGAGGCGACGCTGAAGAATCTGGACAACTGGCTGGGCGGTTCCTCATGAGCATGAAGCTGCACAAGGTGCTGACCATCGGCGGCACCGCCTACCCGCTGGTCAAGGACGAGGTGCGACTGGAGCTGAAAAGCCCGGGCCGCGCCTCTTTCACCATCCAGGCCGACGCCCCGGTGAAGGGGCTGGTGACGCTCGACATCGGCTACAACGACGCCCCACTGCAGCGTCACTTCATCGGCTACGTGGAGCGATGCACCGCGGCCAACAGTGTCCAGCAGGTACTGATGTGCCGAGAGCTGGCGGCGATTCTGGCGAACCCTATGCCAATGAACCTTCGCCATGTCGACATGACGATGGTGCTCGCTGCCATCGGTGAGAAAACCGGGCTGCGCTTCCGCGTGCCCGAGCGGCCCTATGCAAAGGTGAAGGCGCCCTTCTTCTACAGCCTCGCCGCCGGGTACCAGGCGATGGACAGCCTGGCCCGCGTGTTCAACGTCACCGACTTCATCTGGCAGCAGCAGGGCGACGGCGAGCTGTTTGCCGGCAGCTGGGCGGACAGCTTCTTCGGTGCTCGAGCACCGCTGCAATTGCCGGCCGAGTTGTTCGACGGCTACCAGGGCAACCAGAGCGCCATGATCGCGGCCCTGCCCGGCCTGCGCCCTGGTGCAACGATCAACCAGGGCGAGCGCATCACCAGCGTGACGCTTGCCGCCAACAAGATGGCCATCCGATGGACGACGCAATCCGCCGCAGCGTAGAGCGGCAATTCCCCGAGCTGACCGGTGGCTACCACCTGCCCCGCTTCGGTCGCGTGGTGGCGGTACCGGATGCACCGGCCGCACCTGGGCTGTGCGACGACTTCCGCCCGCGCTTTGCCGTGGATGTGGAGGTGCTGCTGCCCGACGGCGAGCCCGATCCGGATCTGCCGATTCTTTCCAGCGTGCCGCTGCCGGCGCCGAATGGCGGACAGGAGGCCGGCTTCTTCGGCTTCGCAGAGGAAGGCACGGTGGTGGTGGTGTGTTTCGCCTACGGCCTGCCCCACAAGCCATTCATCCAGACCGTGCTGCCGCATGGGCTGAGCCTGCCGCGCGTGCCGAAGGGCGACCAGGTATGGCAGCACAGCGAGGCCTGCCAGCAGCGCGTCGACGCCGACGGCAACTGGCTGCGCCAGACGGACGGGAAGATCGAGGACAAGGCGGTGGAGCGCCAGGTGGAGGCCCTGGACAACACAGAGCGCTACCAGAACCACACGGTGGAGGTGGACGACCACTCCACCGAATCGGTGGGCGGCATCAAGAAAGTGGAGGCGCTGGGCGCGCTCAAGCTGCTATCCGGCGGATCCGCCAGCCTTGCCGCGGTGGACGACCTGCATCAGGCCACCGGCCGCGACCTCAACCTGGTTGTGGGCCAGAAGCACAACGCCACGATCGGCGGCGACATGCAGGAGCGCATCCAGGGCATCCGCCGCAGCATCGCGCCGAAGACGTGGCTGGGCTCTGCCAACGTGAACCTGCTCCAGGTGGTGTGCGATCTGCTCGACCTGGTGGAGGCGATGAACACGCAGTTGGCCGGGCATACCCATCAGCCCGGGCCAACGCCGAGCCCGGCTGATGCGAGTGGGTTTACTGCGAAGGCGGGGACGGCGGCAGCGCTGGCTGGGCAGTTGAAGCCGATCACGGCGTGATTCCTGCCCCCGGAACCTGACGCCTTTCTGGCTGCCGCATAGCGTGCGCTGGTCAATATATGTAGCACATGCTAGGCAATATTGCCGTTAGCACTATGCTAGAGTGCGTGACGTGAACGACTGTCACGCTGCATGGTGTGACAGGTAACGCGCGTCACGCTCACTGAGTAGGTAGCCATGGCAATCATCCCTGAAGTCGCGAAAGACATTCTGCGCAGGCACTGGAACTTCACTGTTCCCGTCGACCTCGACGGGATGGCTGCGCGTGCGGGGTTTGAGGTGACCTATAGCTACGACCCGAGCATGGTCTGCAGCGGCTCGTGCGAAATGGTGGATGGGCGTGGCCTGATCACCATCAACGGCAATGAGTCGAGGGTGCGTCAGCGCTTTACCCTGGCGCATGAGCTCGCGCACCTCTTCCTGGGCCACGCCAATGGCGGGAAGAAGTTTCGCGACGACCCCAAGATATTCACCAACCCCTATGCCGAAAGCATGCAGGAAGTCGATGCCAACCGGCTTGGGGCTGCACTCCTTATGCCTGCTGACGCGATCGAGCATTTCATCGTGAAGCGAGGCATGACGTCGGTCCAGGATCTGGCGAAGACGTTTGAAGTGTCCCGGGTCGCGATGGAGATCCGCCTTAAAGAACTGAGGTGGATGCGCTAGGGATGCTTCAAGACCCCTCAGCTGACGACTCCGAAACGACCAGGTATAGCTTGGCTCCGAGTACGACGACGGTCCTACCTGAGCCAAGCAAGCCGAACTCCCAATTGGATGGCGAACGTCAGAAGATCCGCCACCGGACCTGGACGTTCTATAGCTCGCTCGTTTGCGTAGCCTTGGGTTACAGCTTTGTAGCGGCACTATTTGTCGGCTGCATCCAACCGAGCGGCATCATCGCCTCCAAGCTAGACGGCCACAGCTTGCTCATCATGCTCGGCGTCCTGCTGCTGATCCCTACCGCTATCCTGCTGACCCTGATCAAAGAGCGGCCCGGCCATGAAGTCGAGTCCCCGCTGATGATCGTAGGCAAGGAGCTGGTCGAAGTGTTGAAGACCTGGGTATCGAAAGGTAAGTAGCCATCCAAGGCTAGGTCCTGGCCTAAGCGCTACCCACCAGTACTGCCGTAAGATCCACGATCACTGCCGCGACCATAGCAAATGGGTTGATGCAGCTATCGAATGGGCAACTGAAGCGAAGCTTTAGAAAGACTGACCTATAAAAACTGCCTACCAAAACGACACTGCCCTGTGGGGCAGCAAGGACGGACGATGAAAGATTTCCTCAAAAAAGTCGGGGGTTTCATGCTGGATTCGATGGCTGAATCCGGCTTCAAAAAGCACGCTATTGACCGCCCTTTCTATTGCAACGGCGTTGAGTTCAGCGACGTTCGGGACGAGTTAGAGAGACGAATCAGCAACAAAAGTCTAATCATAAAAGCTGAAACTCGTGACGGCTGGCAGGAGGTAGGGCTGGTTCGATCATTGAGTGAATCCAAGATCACCTTTTCTCCACATCAGCGACATAACTTCGCCGTTGAGCAGGTCGAAATTACCCGTAATCACCTGAACAAAATAGTTGCCAGGGCCAAAGGACGGTGGATTGACTCCGGGATAAGCATCAGCTGACTAGCGGGCTCGATGCTTGTGTTTACCTCCGACGCCATCAGCTTGGCGTGACTGCTTTGGGCAGGATTGCCGCAATCGCAAGGTTGGCCATAGGGCATCTAAGTGTCGGGCAAAACGTGCGCGCCCAAGAAAAGCAGCGCCAAAACGCACTTATCCCCCTCCCGCCGACGGGCTTTGCGTGTGTTTTTAATGCAAACGGAGTGGGTGGTGAAAGGACAGGCGCAGCCCAGCGGCTGCGCGGGGCTCAGCCTGCGAGGGGCAATTGCACGTTGTGAAAGGTTTTGTTGTGGCGTGAAATATGACGACATTATGAGCGTCCACATAGCGTCCACACCTGATAGCAAAATGGCCAACGCATATTGCTATATATCCTTGAAAACAAAGGGGACAGCGACTTTTTCGCATTACGCCTGGAGCGCAGCGCGGACTTGTAATCAGTAGGTCCCGGGTTCGACTCCTGGTGCCGGCACCA